CCCTATATTATTTTACGCACCCTTTAGGGATACTCTGCACTATTTTACGCAGGTCTTAAGAATTTTGTAATAAGTGAGAGTAATCCTCAGGAAGTTCTGCATCTATTTCTCTCAAATATTGTTGCAAAGCTGAAAGGGTAGCGTGCCCTGTAATGAGCATTAATCTATCATAAGTTTCATATTGAGAATATTGTGTGCGTAACTCTCGATATAGTTTCGTGATAAAGGTATGTCTAAAAGAATAAAGACCATAATCTTTACCCAAATTTAGTTCGTCTTTTACTTTCTTAAACCTTTTAGTCCAATAATCTCGTTTATTCATTTCTTCAGTCTGCCAATCTCCTACACCAGTAGGAGTAAATAAATAATGATTAGGGCTAAGTCCTTTAAAATGTTGTATTTCATTGAGCAAAATTTCAGGTATGATTTTTATTTTTACCAACTTATTTTTAGCTCTCACGTTTAGTTTAGCACCATCAAAATCAATATCCTTAACTTGTAATCTACAAACTTCAATAGGACGCAAAAAGTTATAAGAAACGAATTTTACAAATAGTAGTAAATCTCTATCTTTTTCTTCCATAAGAGTAAAAATATCGTCTTGCTGATTTTGAGTATAGGTTTTGTTACGTTCAGGTTTAGCTTGTAACTTCTTGATTTTTTCAACATTATTATGCTGAATAATCTCATTTTCTTCTAACGTACTAAAAATGGCATTCAGTACCGCAAGAGTGTTATTTCGGTTACGAGGACTTGATTTTAACAGTACTGAATTGAGAAAGTCATTTATTTCTTTCTTAGTAATATTACCTATGGGAGTATTTTCTAATCCATTACTTTTTAGAAACTTTTGAAACTGACCTATCCTATATTTGTAATCGGAAAAGGTCTTGTCCGAAACACTACTTTTCTTTAGGTTTAAAGCAAAATCAAGGGCTGAGATTGCAGTATACCCACTGTTTTGAGCAATGGTTTCAGGACTAATTTCAGGTTGTTCAGCATTAGGAGTATAACCACTCTCCAAAATATTCTCTATGATATTTCGCAAAGAGTGGATTTTTATATACCTGCTATCAAAATCCTTGTGCTCTTGGTTTATCTTAAAGAAGATAGAAGGCTGTTTTATCATTTTGCCATCTTCATTTCTGAAATAGTAATAAACATACCATCGTTTGTGCTTTTTTAGAATCTCTTCTTTTTCTCTTTCAGAAAAAGCTGAAAGTCTTTTTTCAGAAATGATTTTTGGATAAATTTTAGGGGCAGAATATTTCTTCTTCTTCATAAGTTCTTTCAATTTTGTATACTCGGAAATATACTCGGTTTTATACTCGCTTTGTATAAGTTGGTAAAGTGTAGACATAAAAAAATACGCTCTAAGGCGTATTTTTATTAGGTTTTTAGTTTAGTAGCGGGAACTGGACTCGAACCAGTGACCTTCGGGTTATGAGTTTAAAACTATATAGTTTAAAAACTCATAACTTTTTGTTTTACAATACTATAAAAACTAATAAACTTGCTGAAAATATAGTGGTTTGTATGCGTTATTAGTATTCGTTTTAGTTATATTTTAGGGTAAAAGTATATGGCTATTAGAGACTTATCAAGCTATCTTACTCTCAGTCTCTTCAGTGAAAAGTATGCGTTTTTTAAGTGCGGTGAGTTCTTCCTCTAACCGCTCCACCTTCTCCTCCAATAACTGCGAATTTTTTTGTAATAAAATATTCTTCTCCCTTAAAAAAGTTACTTCAGCATCATCAGCTCCACCTCTATTTTCTATCATTTCTCCTCGACCTTTTAAAAGCCAATTTGCATTGTATTTAGGATAATTTTCAAGTATTTTCATTATCCATTCTACAGAAATAGATGTGTTATTACGCTTAGCACGAGATAAAACGCCTTGACTTGCGCCTATCTTATGCTCTAATGTGGTAATATTAATACCCTCATTATTAGTTATTTCAGTTATTCTATCAAAAAAATTTTTCATATTAAATGAAATTTATCCTTAAAATATTTTGTTAAATGAAAATTATCCTTTACTTTTGCCCCGTTAAAATTAACATATCAAAATTACTTGGTAAAAATAACACTTAAAATGAAATTGACAAAACAAATTACAGATTTTTTTAATCAGCAGGGTTCAAAACAACGCCTGCGTATGCTCCTCGCATTAGAACTTGATGTGTCTTTTGAAACCGTTTCTCGTTGGCTCAATCGCGACAACGAGAAGCTCGACAATACCAAAGGGCGTAATGCTTTAATGAAACTTACAGGGCTTTCTAATGAAGAATTGTTTAACACCTCTAATTTCTAAACGCTATGAACAAACACGAACATTTTCTAAGTTTCAATGGCAAAAACATTATCTATGTAAAAGTAGATAAAACGTATTGGATTGCCTTAAAACCTATTTGTGAGGCTCTGAATGTAGATTATATCAGGTCGTTCAGAAACGCAAAAAATGACCCAATTTTAGGGTCTGTATTGTCTGAACAGACAATACAGGTGGCAAAAAACGGCAAAAAACAGGGTAGAAATATGACCTGTATTCCGGAGAAATATGTATATGGTTGGCTCTTTTCTCTTCGTTCTGATAGTGCCGAATTGTTAGCTTACAAGCGCACTTGCTATGAACTTCTGTACAATCACTTTCACGGTACCATTACTAACCGCAAAGAATTGCTAACGCAACGCGAAGAAGTAGATAACCAAATAGGAAAGCTAAAGCATCAGCTTAAGGAAAAAGACGAATCGTTTAAAACATTACAACATCTGCAAAACCAACGGAAGGAGATTTGTAAGCAACTTAATACGATTGATGATGAACTTGTAAAACAACCTACTTTATTTTAAATCCTCCACGTTATGTTTAAACGAATCACCTATTATCATCTCGACAATTATTGTCGTTTGTGCCGTGTAGAGTTGCGTACCATTCTATTTGGTTTTGTTATCAGTCGCCAGTTTTGCGATGTGATATAACTATTAAAATGTTTTTCAATGGATGCTGAAACAGTGTACAAGGTTGCTCAAGCGTTGGATAATACCCAGCGTGAACGCTTGCGCCAACTATTGAATACCAATGTAGAAAGCATTCCAACAACTAAAAAGAAAAAGAAGAAACAACTATGGGACGAAAACGAGTTAAGAGAGCGAATCATCGCCGATTTTCAAAGAAGAGCAAGAGAGTTCAAAAACAAAAACACCCTCCTCACCTGCTCTTCGAGGTAACACCGATAAGTGCTACTGCTAAAGTAAAGACTACCTATAAGGTATCGGCTGAAAAGCGGAAGATATACAATAATACTTACCGCCTCAAATGTAAAGGGTATAGAGTTGAACCGCACAAGCATACTATCTATGCCTATAACGAAGAAGTAATGAACACTACACAAGCCAAGAATTTAATGAAACTCGGCTTTGTAGTACAATTAGAAATACAATAACTATGGTATACGGATATATTCGGGTGAGTTCCGATAAACAAACAATAGAGAACCAGCGATTTGAAATTACAAACTTTTGCGTGAAGAAAGGGTTGTTAATAGATGATTGGATTGAAGAAACTATTAGCGGCACCAAAAGTTATAGCAAACGCCAATTGGGCAAGTTGTTAAAAAAAGTAAGGAAAGATGATATTATTATCTGCAGTGAACTGTCACGATTAGGGCGTAACTTGTTTATGATAATGGAAATTCTCAATATATGTATGACCAAAGAGTGCCGTGTATGGACTATCAAAGACAATTACCGCTTAGGAGATGATATACAGAGCAAAGTACTTGCTTTTGCTTTTGGTCTATCAGCCGAGATTGAGCGTAACCTTATCAGTCAGCGTACTAAAGAGGCGTTGGCACGCAAAAAAGCAGAGGGAATGGTACTTGGTAGGCAAAGAGGTTTCCGCTGTAGGCTCAACCAAAAATGTACCGAT